TCACACAAACAGTTTCTAATTATTTAGGTGGTGTATCACGCCAACCAGATACTAAAAAACTACCCGGACAAGTAGTTGATGCAATTAATGCTTACCCAGACCCTACCTTTGGTTTAACAAAGAGACCCGGTTTTAAATTTATTAAAAATCTAGGAGCGGAGAATACTTATACAAATGCTAAGTGGTTCTATATACATAGAGATGGAGATGAGAAATATATAGGTTGCATTAAGGGAACTGCAATTTATGTGTGGAACGTTACCACTGGTGTAGCAGCAACGATTACATATACAGGATCAGCCAATACAAATTATTTAACTGGAACAAAAGCTACAGATTACGATGTCTTAACTGTACAAGATACAACATTAATTACTAATAAAACTGTAGAAGTTACAACGCAAGCAGCACCATCATTTACTGCAAACAAAGTTGGTACTGTCAGGTTACGTGCAGTCACTGTTGGAACAACTTACAGCGTAACTGTTAATGATTCTACTGTTACTTATACAACCCCAGATTTAACTGCTTCAGCAGATACTATTCTTACAAGCTTAAAAACTAGTATTGATGCTCTAAGTATTTCAGGTTTAACAGTAACTAGATTAGATACAACTCTTGAACTTTCATGTACTTCTGCATTTACTTTGTCCGGTAAAGGTGGAGCAGATAATGAAAGACTTGATACTTTTCAAAACCAAGTAGCAAATGTAGGATCTCTCCCTGATAGATCAAAACATCATAGGGAAGTTAAAGTTTTAAACACAGCTACAACTGCTGAATCAACTTATTACGCTAGGTTTATTGCTGATAACGGTACTTCAGGTGCTGGTTATTGGGAAGAATTTATAGCTCCTGATGTGTCACCGGGGTTAAATGCAGCTACGATGCCACACGAGTTGATTAATACAGGTACTAATGCCTTTACTTTTAGGGAAGCTGTTTACACTGCCAGATTAGTTGGTGATGATGCTACTAATTCTCATCCAAGTTTTGTAGGAAAAAAAATACAACAAGCATTTTTCCATAGTAGTAGGTTAGGTTTCTTGGTAAGCGATAACGTTTCTTTAAGCCAAGCTAATGAGTTTTTTAATTATTACCATACCTCAGCTCTTACACAAATAGCTTCTGATCCAGTAGATCTTAGTTGTTCTAGTATAAGACCAACTTTACTTACAGGTGTTTTACCGACTGCACAAGGTTTGATCTTATTTAGTAAAAACCAGCAGTTTTTAATGTTTGCACCTAATGGTATTTTTACTCCTACTACAACTATTATTCGTGGTATTTCAAACTATGAGATGGATATTGATATTGATCCTGTAGACAATGGAACCAGTATGGTCTTTCTTAGTAAGACTCCCGGTTACACTCGTATCTATCAGATGAGGACATCTGGTCAAGAGATGAACCCTACTGTCTTAGATATTGGAAGAGTTGTATCGGAATATATACCAAGTACTATTAGTGATCTTATAGCTAGTCCACAAAATAGTTTTATTGCTATGTGGGGCAGTACAACTAATGACGTTTACTTTTATAGAACATACAGTGATGGTCAACAAGAAATCATGCAAGCATGGTTTAAATGGCAATTACCCGGACTTGTACAAACAATATCCGTAGATTCTGATGTGTTGTATGCAATAACTATGCAAGGTGGTCAATATACATTAATGAGTGCAAGTCTTAACCAGACTCCGGAAGAAACAATTCTTGTTAACTCGAATGGAGAAAAAATGAACCCTTGTATGGATTTATATGCGACTGCTAGTTCAGTTGTATATGACCAAACAGATCCAGCTAATCCATTCAGTAAATGTTATATACCTTTTAATAATGTAAATACTTTGTCTCCAGTACTTGTTATTGGTAGTGATGCAAATGATTTAACTAACCCAACTTTTGTTGAGTCTGGTTTTACAATTACACCTACTGTTGCTACAGATGGAACTGGAACTTACTACAAAGTACCTTTTAAAAATTTAACCAGTGTAGCTTCTAAAGTTATTGTCGGTTTTAAATATACTTTTGATGTACAATTACCAACTACTTATTTTTCTTTAGATCCCAATGGGGCAACAAATGACTTTACTGCTAATTTAACTATTGCAAGAATGAAGTTTTCAACTGGCTTATCTGGAATATTAGGATTTAAATTGAAACGAAACGGTGCTACTGAATATAACGATGTACAACCCATACCACTAGCTAATTTTTATTTAGCAAATGATGTACCTTTAGCTAATCAGTCAGTTGTAACTGTACCAATACATCAACGCAATACAAACTTTGAATTAAAAGTTTCAAGCGATTCACCATTTCCTGTCTCATTAGCCTCAATGATGTGGGAAGGATATTACTCACCACGTTTTTATAGGAGGACATAAATGTCAGGAGGAAAAAGTGCTCAAAATGATATTATTAAGTTCCAGAATGAGCAGGTAGAAAAGCAGTATGACATGGATCTTAAAAATTTCCAATTCACTACTGGTAAAAAATATGATGAAGAACAAGAAAAGTTCGTTCAGCAATATGACAAAGATGGTACTAAGAAAGGAACTATTCATGATACCTATGAGTATGCTAAAGAACAGTTAGAGTTACAAAAACAAGCTGATAAAAAAACTATAAAATATCAGGAAGAAACTGCAAAACAAAACTGGGAACAAGGATTAGCATTTCAACAATATGAATGGGATCAACAAAAAGCTGTTTACGAAAAGAATCAAGAACAATATTTAAGTCAATTAGAATTTAATGATCTTGCATTTGAGAATGCTTTAGTACAAGAACAAATGGTTTTGGATGAAGCTTTTATTCAATCAGCTTTTCAAAACCAAGGTTTAGTACAAGATTTATATGAAGCAACTGGAGCAAAAGGATTTGAAGAAGCAGCTATTAAATTAAACTTGCAATCACAAGAAGCTAATAGTGAGTATGGTACTAACAAAGAATTACTAAATTTAAGTCAAGCTACTACAGGTGCAACATATGATACTGCTAATGTCCAATTAGGTATTCTTGGTGCTGGAAGTCAAGCTGATTTTCAACAAGCTAATACAATTCATGATTTAGCGACAGCTGAAGCACTAAAGAAATTTCAAAAAGCTAATTTACTTGTTGATACTAAAACTCAAGAACAAGTAACAGATTTTCGAAATGAAATGATTAGACGTCAGCAGACTAATAATCAAAGAGATGCTGCAAATAAATCAGTTGAAAATGAAATCAAAGCACTACAAGCTGCTGGTCAAGCTCAATTATCACAAGCTGGTAGATCACAAGGTAAAGCTGTACAAGCAGTACTAGCTGAATTAGGTAGGCAACAAAACTATATAGCTGACACTATTGTGCGAGGTAAAAATACTGCTGATGCACAAATAAAACAGAATCAAGTTCAGTCTTTAAAAGCAACACAAAAAGCTGCTTTAGCTGAACAACAAATTGATTACAGCAGTGTCCAAGGTATAACTAAAGCCATAATGCAAGTTGATCAAATTAATAATAATTTATCTATTTCAAATGCAGAAAAACAAATTAATTTAAACAAAATACAACAAGGGGTTGCTGATAATCTTTCAATGACTGAACTTGAGGTAAAAAAACTTGAACAGGATCTAGAACTTGGACAAGTTAAAAGTGGATTGAGTTTAAAAGAAATGGATTTTGATTTAGAAAATTTAGGAACACAATTTGCTATGGATCAAGATATTCTTGAAGCATCTCTTGAAAGTGCTGTCTCTGCGTTTGAACAAAATAAAGAAGATATCCTTCAAGATAAAACGCAAGCTGACATGTTAGCTGAAGCAATGAAAATGACTGATCCTTCTGTAGGTCAAGAAGCTATAAGTTTAGAAAACTTTAAACCAATAGATATTCCTGATCCTGTGTACATGGATCCACAAAAACCAAATATTCCACCTGCCCCAATAAAAGGTGCTACTCAATCATTAATGACAACTGGTCAAGTTTTACCCGGAGCAGTAATGTCTGGTGTTACCGCTGGATTAGGTACGATTGCAGGGTTAAGTGCAGCTGGAGTAACAGGTGCAGCTAGTGCTACTGGTTTTGCAGCATTAGGTGCAGCTGGTCCAATAGGTTTAGCTGTTGGTGCTGGAGCAATGTTAATGGAGCTATTTTAAACTATGTCAAATTTAACATTCAGAGGATACGCCAAAAGTAAAGGTTTTGATCCTCTTAAAGCTCCTGATGAATCTAATAAACGACTACTAGAAACTCAACGTACTCTTCAGGGAATGAGAGACGTACGTGATCAAAACAATAGAAATAGACAAGCAGTGCAAACTGCTCTTGATAATAACTTTGCTAAAGAAGAAAGGCAAAGAGCTAGAAACCAAAATTTATTAGAAGATTTTAAGGACATATATCATAAGGCAGAACTACAGCATTATGAAACTCGCATTAAAAATGCACAGACTAAAGAAACAGAAGCCAGAAGAAAATACGATCAGTTTAATAAATTAAAAGATTTATCAGTATCAGCTTTTAGAGCAGTTACAAGTTTTGAAGCAGAACGTGGAAGAAAAATCTTAGAAAATTCACAAGTATCAGCTAATAAGGTTTATTCATCATTAGAACCATATGGTATAACATCATCTGATATATATAAATATTCTACTGAGTCTATCCATAGTGGAAGAAATTTAAAGACTATAGTTAAAGCAAAACATCCAAATGTTCCACACCATGTAATTGATAAATCTTTAAGTGGCTGGCATTTAATGGCAGTACATATTGAACAATTTGATAACTATGTAGAGTCTGGTCAATTAAAACGAGATATTAATGAGAAGATACATACAAATAAATATAAAGGACTAACAGCTGCGGAATATGCATCTAATCCAGATGATGTTGATGGTAAAAATTACAATGCTGCATTAACTGAAATTCAAGATGAGATGACCAAAAAATTCATTGCACTAGGTTATAACCCTAGGTTTGTTTTGAATTATATGACTAAAAATATTGATGCTGAAATTGGTTTTCTTAGAAAAGAACATAGTAAAACTGTTCAAGATAATGATCAAAGAATTTCTGCTGAAAAAGATGCAACTGACTTTAAGGCGTCTATAAAAGAATTTGGAAGTATTGGAGAAGCAATTGATAGAGGATTAGATAGAAAGCAAATTAAACAAGGGTACGGTGGGATACTTAAAGGACAAGTAATTAAAGATGTTAAAAGTTATTTTAATATTGATACTAATGCCTCTCAATTAAAGTGGAACGAATTTGAACAGACAAAAATAAGAGATCACAATGGCAACTACGTTTCATCAAAAAGGTGGTTTGAATTACAAGGTGAAGGTAAATGGTATCAAGAAAAAGCAAAGTATGTTAAAACAAGAATAACTGTTGACCGCCAATTACAAGCACAGGCAGTTAAGAATGCTAAACGCGATAGTATGCTGCTTATACAACAAAGAGCAGAAGCAAATTTAACAGATGGAATACCAACCAAACGTGATTATGAAGAAGTAAGAAATCAGATCACGATGACATATAATTTGACTGATGCACAAAAAGAAGAAGCCTTTCAAGGTTTAAAAGATAAAGAAAATAGAGAACCCATTGCTGATCAAATAGCAAGAGTAATGATTAACAAAAAGTTAAAATTACCTGGTGGCTTAAGAGCTGCGGAACTGACTTTGTATTCACCAGCTATTCAAAAGGAATTTTTTTCACAATCAAATGAAGCACAAGGTTTAGACATTGCAGATGTAGATGAAGCATTTAATACAATGCAATCTGACATTGCTGGAATAGTAAAAGAAAATCAAGTAAATCCAAATTTAAGAAGTTCGGCTGTTAAAGACATGATCAGTAGAGGTCGTACTGATTTCTTTTTAAGATTTAGAGCGGAGCTGGGAAAACAAGAACATTCAAATAGTTCTGTTGCACTTGCTGCTTTTAAACAAGATTATTTAACAGAAATAAAATCGGCTACAGGTTTTTATTCACACAACAATAGAAAAGGTGAAGACTTTGCTTTTGATCAATTAAGTGAAGATGTAGCTATATCTGAACGTTTAGCACAAATTAGTAGTCAAGTAGAACTCAATCCTAATAGTTTAAAAGATCCAAATTTTTTAACTCAAAAAGAAAAAGAAGGAATTAAACGTTTTATTGAATATGGTGGTTCAATGCCTATGACTTTGGTAAGACTAGATACTGATATTCCAGATAAAGATCCTTACCAAATATCAGAAGAAATACTTGGTGTAAAGCTTGAACGTATCGGGTTATCACAAATACCAGTATTATCGAAAAACAATAGAAGACTTGTTACACATAAGACTAGCTTGGCAAAAACTATAAGATATATTGATCTTGCTGGTAAATTGCTTGACGATGATATTGGTGCAAATGAATTCATTTTAGATTCAACAATATCTAAGGAAATTTATAATGCAAATCCTGATAATCCACATTCAGTTTTTAGAACAAGTTCTGGTTTAGATGCTTCCATGTCTATACCAATTGAAAGCCTAAGTTTAGCTGAACTAAATAATACTTTTAACAATAATAGTATTCTTGAAGCTGGTGCATATGGATTAGAAAGTGACGATATATATAAAGCTATTGCAGATGATGTAGTAGTTCCAGAAGATGTGTTTGATGTTAATACGCAAAGGAATATTTATAAAAATAAAATGTTTAGTTTATCCGATAGTTTTACTCTTGATGGAATGATTGAAAAAATCCCCGGGTTAGGTCATTATCATGCCCAACCTATTAAAAAATCTAGAGGAACAAGGAAAAAAGCAACTAATTTATTAGATACAAAAGTTGGTAAATTTTTAGATAAATTATCAGACATTAATGAAGAAAACCCTTTATCACGTGATTTGTTTAGACCTCTTCCAACAAATAAAGAAGTATTAGAAACTGGTTCTAACCTTTTTAGGTATCTTAACCAGCTTCGCATAGCTAATCAAAAAGAACTACCAACAAGAGAAGGCAGAGGAAGAATTATACAAGAAGCTAAACAAAGTATTTGGCAAATGGATTTAGCAGAAAAAGGTTTTAATGTTTATCAATTTAGTCCAGATATAACAAGTACACTTACTAACATGATGAATGGACAGTAATTTAGATTTAGAACGGCAGCAAATTTACCAACAAGAGTATGAAAAAAGACTCAAACAAAACGAAGCATATAGACAGCGACAAGCAGAAACAGAACAACAAGCAACTACTCCTACGCCTACGCCTACGCCTACAACAGAAACCAAAGATCCTCGTGAATATGGATTTAAAGAAAATGTTGGCGAATTAAAAAATGCAGTAGTTGGTGGTGCAGTTGATCTTTATAACAGTGTAGGATCTTTACCTAAATTATTAGATAAGAGATTCTATCAACCAACAGACCCAAAAAACCCATGGAAGTATGATGCTCCTTGGTTAATAAAAAATAAACCAGTTACCAATACAGTTTGGGGTAATTTCCTTAGAACTGGTATTGAGATGGTGGGTGGCTTTGCCGGGACAGGTAAAGTTATGTGGGGAGTTAAAGGTCTGAAAGGTTTGGCTACTGCTGCAAGAGCAAGTCGTCTTGGAAGAGTAGGTATTGCTGGCGTACAGGGTGCTACATACGATGCTATTAGCAACCAATCACAAGAAGGTAATTTAGCAAGAGTTTTAGTTGACACGTTTCCAAATAAAGCTGGGGTTTTAGAACCTTTAGCCACTACAGAAACTATGTCTCCAGCTATGAAATCTTTTTATAACATAGGAGAAGGATTAGGAATTGGAGCATTTTTTGATGTAGCTTTTGAAGGAGCTGGATGGGGTTTAAGAGCAACATCTAAACAAGCTAAAAAAACTGCTAAACAAATTACAGGTAATTCTGATCCACTACAAAAAGCTTTAGATAACAGTCGTGATGCTGAGTATTTATTAAAAGAGCAATTTGTAGAAAGAGGAGCTAAACAAGCTTTTGAAAGATCAGAATACAGAAAGTTTAAAAACGCACTTACAAAAAGTGACTTTAATGTAGGCACTAGAGTCCAAGCCTCTGATAGAGATAACTTTGGAACAATTGTAGGTAAAGATAAAAAAGGCAAAATTAAAGTAAATTTTGTAAATCCACAAACTCAAAAATCTGCAACAATATCATTTAACAGAAATCAGTTAACTCCTATTGGAGCTGACAAAGGAGCTTACTCTATTGATGAATGGAGAATGAAAGTAAAGCCTTGGGAAAAATTAGATGATTCATTAAAGAAAAATCTAATGCAAGACTTTGCAGAAAAGAATGATGTTGATTATGGAGAATATAGAGATTTAACTAAAAGAGCTAGACAACAAGGTCAAGCAAACAGAGACTTACAAGTTGAACAATTAGAAATAGATTTATCTAGAGGTGGACCTAGACAAAATCCAGCTTATTACAAAGGTGGTGATATAACAGATAACCAAGCATTATCAACATCTAGTAATCCTGTGGAATCCGTTAGAGACATGATTGAGATTAGAAATAATCCAAGTCAAAAATATGGATCTCCAAGAGGAGGTATGACTGAAGCTAACATTCGCCGGGTAGAATATGGTGCTCCCGGGATGATGTTAGATGAAATAAATTCTGTAAGTAAACAACTAAAAGCAAGTCCTAGTTATCAAAGATTATCTGACAAAGTAAGCAGTAAAGCTATTGATCAAGATAAAGCTAGAGCCTATAAAAACCTTATTCAATTTTTGGATGAGTCAGGTCATAGCAGATTAATAGATGTACCTGAAGAACAGTTACTAAAATATATTGGTGATCCTACTGACAAAATTCAATTAGATGAATCATTACCATTTTTAGGTAAGGAACAGATTGATGCTGTTGATGCAATTGTTGGTCAAATGACATTTGAAGCAAGAGATCTTTCTAAAGCTGCTTTAAGTGTTGCTGATCATGTTGATACAGCTACTGATGGTTCATTATTAGATAGTATTTTTGCTCGATATACTGCATTAGGTAGATTAAGAAAAGAAGCTAGTTCAGCTGCGTCCGCAAGATTAAAAGGATTTGGAGCTGGTACTACAGGTGGATTAAATAAAAAGGAATTAATAGCTAGAGCATCTGATCAGGCTGCAAGTGATACAGCCATGATGAAAGAACTTATTAAAACAGATCCAGAAAATGCACTACTAGAAGGTTTCTTACATTTTTCTGCTGAAGCAAATGGAAGCACACAAACATTTAAAGATTTTCAAGCATTCTTTAAGAAAAAACTTAGAGGATACAGAAAAGGTGATGAGTTTCAAAGAAACGCATTAGTTAATGAAATGATGACAATGGGTATTAACTCAATGTTATCTGGTCCAAAAACTCCTGTACGTGCATTAGTAGGTACTGGTTTAGGAACAACTATGCGTCCTGTAGCTACTATTCTTGGAGCATTTGGTCAAGCTGATGACACTGTTATGAGAGGAGCTTTCGCTACTGTTGGTGGAATGATTGATGCACGTAATGATGCTTGGAAAAAGGCAGTTGCTGATTTCCAATCTTATTCCATGAAAGAAGATGGCTTTAGAGGATTTATACAGAATCAAAAAGATGTCGAGTGGGATGGAATGATGGCTTGGGCTGAAACCTATGGAACAGTAGGTGATAAAGCTATGGCTAAACTTTCTGATTCTATGAGAGGTATTAATAAGATTCCTGTATTTAATTATGGTCCTCGAATAATGAGGTCAATGGATACTTTCTTTACTCAAATAATTGGAAGAGGTAGACAAAGACAATTAGCTTTTAATCATGTTTATGACAAGGTTAAATCACAAGGTTTAATAGTATCTGATGCTGATCTAGATGATTTAGTTAAAGGTGCAGAGATTGATTTTGAAAATAGAGTCTTTACATCTGACGGACAAATCTCAGATGAAATGGCTAAGTTTGCTTCTGATGAAGCGAAGTTAACTAAAGAGTTAACAGGAGTAGCAAAAGACTTTGATAAAGTTTTTGAACGAGCCCCATACTTAAGACCATTTTTCCTATTCGCAAGAACTGGAGTTAATGCTCTTACTATGACTTCTAAATATACTCCTATTTTAAATAGCTTTATAACTGAGCACACCGACATCATGACTAAAGCTTGGGATCATCCTGACATGATTCAATATGGAATAAAGTCAACGGAAGATTTAAATATAGCTAAAGCAACCATGAAAGGAAGAATGGCTATTGGTTATGGTTTTACAAGTGTTATGGCTTTAGCTGCACTTAATGGAAACATAACTGGTAATGGTCCTCCTGATAGACAACTTAGAGAATCTTGGAGAACAGTTGGTCGATGGGAACCTAGATCATTTAAAATTGGTGATTCATATATTAGCTATGAAGCCTTAGAACCTTTTAACGGTATTTTAGGATTTATAGGAGATGTTGTTGATTCCCAAAAAGTAATGGGTGATGAATGGGTTAGTAATAACTTCGGTAAAATTTCATACATGATAAGTGCCAACGTAATTAATAAATCATTTTTAGCTGGTATTTTGCAGCTTTCAGATTTATTTACATCTCAAGGTAATGATGCACCTAGAGTTGCTGCTAACTTTGTTAATAACCAAATACCTCTTAGTGGACTTAGGAATGAAATAGGTAAAGTTATTTCTCCCGGAGTAAGAGAATTAGAGTCAGGTTTCTGGCAAAGTGTAGGTAATAGAAACTTATGGGCTGATTTAGTAACTAAAGATAATATGCTTCCTTATAGATATGACGAACTTAATGGTGAAATATTAAGGGATTGGGATCCTCTTACAAGAATAGTTAATGCAGTATTACCAATAAATTTAAACGTTGGTACTTCAAATGAAACTAGAGAATTGTTAATGAGAACTGGTCTTAATTTAAAACAAACATTTCATACTGGACCCGGTGGAGAATCTTTAGAAAATCATCCTGATTTAAAATCTAAATATCGTTTCTATATGGGACAACAAAATGTCGAAGCACAACTTACAGAGTTATTTGCAAAGTTTCCAGATATGAAAGAATCCATTATGAATATGGAAGCAGATAGAGCAAAAGGTGAAAGTTACGAACCAAGAAACACCGAACATGGTGAACATATCTTTAAATTAATACGTAATGCTAAAAGTCAAGCATGGCTAATGTTATTAGAAGATCCACAATTAGGTGGTCGAGCTAAAGCATTAACTGATTCACATGAGTTAGGTTTACTAGCTAATAAAGCAAGACGAAGAGGAGCATATACAGAAGTATCAAATATACAAAAACAAATTGAAGACATAAAAAATATACCCAATTAAAAATTCACCCAGTCAAATAACTACATAGCGTAAATGGCTGTTACACAAAACCAATACACAGGGAACGGGAATACCGTTCTATTTTCTTTTACATTTCCATATTTAGCAGTAACAGACGTTAAGGTAAAAATTAACGGTGTTACTCAAGCGACAACTGAATACTCTCTCGCCAACGCTACAACAGTACAAATGAACTCAGCTCCAGCTAATGGAGCCGTAGTTTTAGTTTTTAGGGATACAGATAACGATAATAAACAAGCGACATTTTATCCCGGATCTGCAATCAAAGCAGAAGATTTAAACAACAACATAGACCAGATTCTTTATACAGCTCAAGAAGTTGACAACAACGCTATGAGTACTACTGGTGATGATGCCATGACAGGGGACTTAAACCTTGGAGGCAACAAAGTCACTAACATGGGTGCTCCTAGTAGTGGAACTGATGGCGTTAATAAAACAACATTAGATTCAACTATTGATACTGCTTTAGAATCTGACGTCTTAGTTGGTACTGATTTATCAAAATCTGCGAGTGGTGGTCAAGTTACTATTAGTCACAATGTTACTGGTGCTAATACAACCATAAATAACAGTAATGGAAATGTCATACAAGACATTGCTATCTCAGCACAGGGTCACGTTACATCGGCTAGTTCTACCAATTTAGACAATAGGTATTACACCGAAACTGAACTTAATGCGGGACAGTTAGACAACAGATATTTCACTGAAACAGAACTCAGTGGAGGACAACTAAATAATCTTTACTATACAGAAACAGAATTAGATGGAGGTCAACTAGACAACCGCTACTTCACAGAAACAGAATTAAACAACGGTCAGTTAGATAATAGATATTTTACTGAAGCCGAATTAAACAACGGTCAATTAGATACTAGATACTTTAGACAAGACAGTAGTGAAACTATAACCAGTGGAGCTACATGGTCTGGTAGTGATAACTTTATTGCTACAACTGCTGCTATCGATGCACGTATTGTTGACTTAGTTGACGACGTAGGTGGTTTCGTACCTATTGCAAACGAAACAAGTTTCCCGGCTACAAACCCTGATGTTAATAACGGAACAGGTACGCTTGTTTCTATTAAAACCATGTCCTCTGCACGAACACCAAGTGGTGGTTCGATTGTAATTACAGATGGAGCTGGCTCAGGAAATGATGTAACTATTACTGGTTTAGGTACTACGGTCCTACCCGCTGGTTATGGTGTCATTGTTGAAACAACAGGAACAACTCATACATATACATTCCACAGATTATCTCCTGACGCTACCAGTGTTACAGCTGTATCTGGTGTAACAAGTGAAATAGCTACAGTTGCAGGGATATCAACTCATGTACAAACAGTATCTGGCATTAATAATGATGTACAGGTAGTTAGTGCAAACAACTCTAATGTAACTACAGTTGCTGGAAGCATAGCTAATGTTAATACTGTTGGAACTAATTTAGATCAAGTACAAAACTTTGCTAATGTTTATCGAATTGTTAGCTCAGATCCAACAACCAGTCTTAATGCTGGAGATTTAATATTTAATACTACTTCTAATCTTTTCAAAGTTTACAATGGCTCTGCTTGGGTAGATGGCGTCTCTAGTGTTGGTGCATATGGTGACAATACCAAGCTTACTTTTGGTGATGGTAATGATTTAGAAATTTTTCACAATGGAAGTCATAGTAAAATTCGTGATATAGGTACTGGAAATCTTTATATAGAATCAGTAGATGGCAATATATATTTAAGAGTTAATGATAATGAGCAAGGTGTTACTGTTGTAGAAAACGGAGGAGTAGAACTCTACTACGACAACAGTAAAAAGTTTGAGACTACAAGTACTGGAGCTACAGTTACAGGAGATTTACTTGTTGATAGCTCTTCTGCAAACAATTTAACTCTACAAACTACGGTAGCTACTGCTACTGATTCACACTTCAGATTTAATAAATCTCGTGGTAATGCTGTAGTTCAAGATAATGATGACTTAGGTACTATTCATTGGAGTGGTCATGATGGAAGCACCCATAGATCTTCTGCTCAAATTTTAGCTGAAGTAGATGGTACACCCGGTTCTAATGATATGCCGGGACGGTTAAAATTAAAAACAACACCAGCCGGTTCGAGTACTCCTGCTACTCGTTTATTTATAGATAGTGATGGTTTAGTACGTATTCCAAATGACAATGGTAAATTTACTTGTGGAGCTGCTAATGACCTACAAATTTATCACGATGGAAGCAATAGTTATCTAGATGAAACTGGTACTGGTGATTTAATTATTACATCAAGCGTTATCAGACCTCGAACAGATCAGTTTACATTAAACAATGCAGCTAATAGTGAAAATATGATAACTGCTGTAGCTGATGGTGCTGTAAGTCTGTTTTATAATGGCTCTACAAAGTTTGAGACTACAAGTGCTGGAGTTGATGTTACTGGCACATTAACTACTTCTATTTTAACTACTGACGGAACAGTTACGTTCTCAAGTACTTCTAATAATGTTAATTTTACAGGAGCTTCTTCACATGCTGTTTGGATTCCTGCGTCAAACGCTTTTAGGTTTAATGATAATACTAAAGCCCTCTTTGGTACAGGTAATGACCTACAAATTTATCACAATGGTAGCCACTCGTACATTGATGAAACTGGTGCAGGAAATCTTTATATTAAATCTTCTGCACTTTGGCTACGTAGCAGTGGTAATGGAGGAATACAAAATTTAGATGGATCGGAAAATTATATTCAGTGGCATACTGATGGTAATGTAGAGCTATATCATGATGGCACTAAAAAGTTTGAGACAACTGCAAGTGGAGTAAAAATACAAGATACTTGTGAAGTAACTAGTGCTGCCGGTACAGAGTCAATAATACGACTTAACGAAGGAACTACCACTAATGGTTTTGCTATAAAACAAACTGCGACAGAAGCACTTATTCAAACTAGTGCATCACAACCAGTTAATATAAAAGGACAGGCAGGATCTGGATCAAATTCTTACCTTGGATTTTGGACAAGAGATACCGAACGTTTACGTATTACACAGACAGGTGATGTATCAATAAATAATGATAGTGGTAAGTTTACTTGTGGAACTG